ATGATTTTACCATTTACAGCAGTTGCAAGGCTTGCTCATTATGTTTTAGATGCTGCAAATGCAGATAAAAATAATTTAATAATAAACGATTATTCTAAATAAATTGATTCCAATCAAAATAGATGCGAGTGCATTACAGCAAGAATTTAATCTTTCAAATCAAAATGTATCTGATTTGAAACAAGAATTACTTTCTGGTTTATGTAATGAATTAGCAAGACAATGGAGTCAACAAGCAAGAGAAAAATTAAAATCAACCAGGAGTGAATATATTCGTTCATTAAAAGTATTTAAAGAAGGTGAATTTAGAGCTGGAATTGAGCTTGTCGGATGGCTCCCTAACAGAATCGAAGGTGGATGTAGTCCATTCGATATGAAATTAAAAATGTTAAAAAGTTCTAAAGTTAAAATAGGTAATAGTGGACAATCGTATATCACTATTCCGTTCAGAATTGGTGTTCCAACAACATTAGGAGATAATGATTTCTTTTCAAGTATTATGAGCCCTTCTACTTATAAAGTAGCTAAAGCATTACAAGGAAAACAACAAGTTAAACAATCTCAATTAAGTGGTTCTGATGCGATTCTTCAAACAAGAGCATTTGTTAAAAATCAAACACAAATATTTGAAGCTTATACTCATAAATCAAGTGTTTTTGCAGGAATACAAAAAGGACAAGGTCAATTTCACGGACAATATAATACCTTCAGACGTATTTCAAGTACTGGATCAGATCCTAATAGTTGGATTTTTTCAGGAATAAAGGCTTATCATTTAGCTGAAGCAGCTTTGGATAAAATGAATGTTGTTTTAATTACAGATCAAACAATTGATAATTTTCTTAATTCGATGGGGTTTTAAAATTAAATTAATTAATTTTGATTAAAATTATTTAGATGTTATTCATTCCAGAGATAAGTATAAAAACCATTTTAGAAGCAATATTATTATTTATTCGTTCAGATTATAATAATGCAACTGATAAGGATAAATCATATCTTGCTGGACTTGTTAAAGGATTGAAGTTAGGAAAATTTGATTTGTTTGAACAGGCTGTTGAAATATTTATAAATCGTGGTAAGAATCACCCGAAAGAACTTCAAGTTTTTCATTTTTTTAATGCTGAACGTTCTCCAGTACCAACAATTCATTTAATTTTAACTGATGATGCTGTAGGTGCAAATGGAATAGGGGTTGATAATGGATTTAATTTACCTATTTATGATTCAGTTAGTAAAACTACAAAGGATGTATATCAAAGATCGTTTGATTCAAGATTAAATCTTGTAATAACCAGCGAAAATACTTTAGAGGTTATTACGATTTATAATATTATACGAGCTGTTTTAATAGCAACATTTAATGATCTTCAGTTTGTTGGTTTCCAGAATCTTAAAATAAGTGGATCAGATATTCAAATAAATCCAGATTTAGTTCCTCAAGCTATATTTACAAAAGGTTTAAATCTTGATTTTTTCTACGATATTCCAGCACCTACTATATTTACAAATGAAACATTTAATGATTTAGTTGCAAAAGGAATTGCAATTTCAACAGAATTAACTGAGGAATCATCCTCTTCAATATAAAAATTATGACATTAACGGGTAAAGAAACTAAATTAGAACTTCAAACAATTTTGGATGATAATAAAATTCAATATTCAAAATTGGATAACAAGGATACATTGATAGAAAAAATTCAGGTCTTTAATAAAATTAAAGAATTTTCTGAAGAAGATGCAAACGTTATAGCAAAAGTATTTAATTTAAAGAGTGAAGAAATCGTATCAAATGTTGAAGAAATAACTGGCAGTCAATATTGTAATATAAATGGTTGTAATAGACGAACCAAATTTCATATAGAAAAGAAATTTAAACAAGAACGGTTTTCTAATGAGGAATGGAAACGTATTTTTGAACAAGAAAAATTGTAAATTGAATTTTTTTATTTATTTTTACATATTGTAAATTTTTATCGGTAATATCGGTGGTTCATTTCTTATTTTGATTAAATCAGGCATCTACGGAATTTATTCTAAATCAAAACCCGAACGTTTTTATATTGGTTCTGCTATTGATTTTAAAATTCGTAAATATCATCATTTTTATGATTTAAGAAGAAATAATCATAAAAATATTAAACTACAACGTCATTATAACAAATATGGTAAGGATGATCTAACCTTTGAGGTTATAGAATACTGCCATATACATGATTTACTAGCAATAGAACAATTTTATATTGACGAATATAGTCCATTTTTTAATATCTGCAAAATTGCAGATTATGGTAATCAATTAGGTTTAAAACGTTCTGAAGAAACAAGACAAAAACTATCAAAAGCAAATACAGGTAAATTTATTGGAGAAAAAAATCCAATGTTTAATAAACATCATTCTAAGGAAACAAAAGGAAAAATATCTGAAGCTTTAAAAGGTAAACCTGGTTTAGTAGGAGAAAAAAATGGAATGTATGGTAAAGAAAGTCCTATGAAAGGGAAAAAGAAAAAACCAGAATCTATTCAAAAATCTATAGAAACTCGTAAAAATAATAATAAAATAAGTTCATTAAAGGGAATAAATAGACCAAAGGATGTTTGTGAAAAAATTTCAAAATCTTTAACTGGAAAAAAATTAAAACCAGAATCAATAAGAAAACGAGAAGAAACTAGAAAAAGAAATAGATTGTTTAAAAATATTGGAAATATAAATAATATAAATAATGCCTACCTCAATAGTATTTAATGGCCGTACACGAATCCTGCCTGGAATTTACAGCAAAACGGAATCTGCAATTCAAAACCCACCACGTGTTGCTTCATATGGCAAACTTCTTATGATCGACACTGGTTCTTTTGGTGCTGGTTTTGGTGGTGGTGCAGGTATTAAAGGTACTTTAGAAAATGGTAAAAATGCGATATATTCTATAAGTAATTCTAAAGAGTACGAATCATTTACAAAAGGTGGTTTGGCTTGGTTACTTAGTAAACCAATATTTTTTCCTGATGGATTTGCTTCTGTAGGAGCAAGTGAAGTAAAATATGTTCGGGCCTGTTCAACAGTTCCAGCAGAAATTACAATGAATTTTGGTGATGCAGATTCTGATTATGATTCCTCTGTTGATGGTGGGATAATTACTATTCAAATTAGAAATGAAGGTGTAATTGGTAACGGTTTGTTGCAATCCGGTAATCTTTATAAAGGTTATGCTGGTGTAATGAGAGCTGGTCAAAATGATTCGACTAAATTTATTATTGATCTTTATATAGGTACTTATAAGGGTGAAGATACTGATGGTGATCCTTATGATGGAATTGCAAAAGTAGATGCTAAACCAATTCTTTTAGTTTCTTCTCCAGAATTTAGAACATTAGCTGAATTAGTATTATGGATGAATAAAGATGCAACATTTAACTATTATTTTAAGTTAAAAACACATACTATTTTAGGTAGTGGTGTTGTTGATGCTCTTGATTTATCTCATTATTCCTCATATACTGTAGCAACTGGTGGAAGTGAAATTTATAGTTCTGCAATGTTGGATGAAGTATTAGATCAAATCGTAGAACTTGATTATTCATTTGCTTTATGTGATAATTGGGGAGATAATGCAATGTCAAGCAATAATGGTAAGATCATTGCACATATCGTTACAGAAGCCAAATATGAGAAATTTATGGTAGTTGGTGGAGGTAAGGATGCATTGAAATTTACTCAAGCTAATGGTTCTATTCCAATTGCTGAATATTACAATTCTGATAGAGTTACGATTGTTCATTCTGGAGTACAAATTCCTTCAAATATATCAGGTACGGGATTTAAAGAATATGATTCAATTTATACTGCTGCTGCTGTAGTAGGTCGTATATTAGGATTACCTCCACAAGTTCCCGCAACTTTCAAAGGATTAAATATAAAGGGTGTTATTCATCCATTGAAAGAAAAAGAAAAAGAATTATGTTTAATAAAAGGTGTTCTTCCAATAGCTTATGATAGTGAAGTTGGTCGTTTTATTATTGTTCAAGGAATAAATTCATTACAAAATAATGATTATTTAGTAAATGAAGATGCAACAAGTTTTTCTATCCAGGTAAAAAGAATTATGGCTCATGCTAATAAGACTTTAACAATAAATGCTCGTAAGGATCTTTTCAATGCTGAAAATGGTGCAAATCGTTTCACAATGTCAAAACAAGTTGTAAAGGATTGGGCCAAAAAACAATTAAAGTCTTTAACAGTAACAACTACAGAAGATAATTTATTTTTATCATTTCGAAATGTAGAGGTTAATTCAAGTCAGGATAATGTATTCCTTACTTACGGAGCTGTTCCAAATGGCGAAATAACTAAGCTTCTGATTACTAGCACTATGTTAGATTCATAATTTGTAATTTAAATTGGTAAAAATTAAATAAAAATATATAAAATGGCAGTAGATTCCCAGACCAGAGTAATGACAGCTGCATTGGCTGTTATAAAAGTAGCAGGTCAAGCTGTAGGTCGTATGCGTTCAATTCGTGTAACTGAAACATTTAGAAGATCAGACGTTCGTGGTCTTGGTGAAATTCTTTCTCAAGAAAAACCTGTTGTTGGTTGGGATGGATCTTTGACTTGTGGATTTTACACAATTGATTTGAAAAGATTAGGAAATGTTGCAAGTAGTAAGTTTGGTATTAATAGACAAGCCGGAGATTTGAAAACATTTGTAAATACTCTTATTCTTAATGAACAAGGATTTGAGATTTATATTTATAAAAAAATGGCCGAAGTTACTGATGCTACAACAGGTTTAGTAACATCAGTGGGCGAGGGTGACTTTGCAATTTTAGAGAATTGTTTTATGAATAATCAATCCTTTGATATAAATGAGGGAAATTTGAGTGGAATGGATACTACATTCGATTATTTGTCACCGATTCTTTTTGATGCTTCAACTATTTAATATGAACAATTCAGGTATTTACGGAATTTATTCTAAATCAAAACCCGAACGTTTTTATATCGGTAGTTCTGTAAATTTAAAAATAAGAAAGACTCATCATTTTTTAAAATATAATAAACATCATTCACAAAAACTTCAAAATCATTACAATAAATATGGAAAAGATGATCTAGTTTTTGAAGTACTTGAATATGTTGAAAAAGTAAATTTAGATGCAGTAGAACAATTTTATATTGATGAACTTAAACCTTATTTTAACGAATCCTTATTAGTAAGTTTACAAGGACATATACCTTGGAATAAAGGTATTTCACCATCAATAGAAACAAGAAAGAAAATAAGTAATACTTTAATAGAAAATCGTCAAAAGAATGGTTGGGTTAGTCCATGTATAGGTAAGGTTTGTTTAGACACAACAAAAGAAAAAATTAGTAGAGCTAATAAAGGTAAAAAAAGAGATGTTATAATATATCCTTCAAAAGAAACATGTAATAAAATATCTTAAACTTTAAAATTAAAATTTGAATCTGGAGAATTAATTCCTCATTTAAAAGGAAAGAAAATGTCAGAGGAACAATGTAGGAAATTATCTTTATTAAGGAAAGGTAGACCTTCTCCAAATAAAGGAAAAACATTTCCAGAAGAATATAGAAAAAATTTATCTATTTCTCATACTGGTAAAAAACAATCTCCAGAAACTATTCAAAAGCGAATAGAAACTCGTAAACACAATAAATTATTAAAAGCATCATAAAATAAATTTGTAAAAACTAAATCGTAAAAATATGTCTAATTTGCAAAGAAATCTTGAATTAAAAATTGTTATTGGTAGTGTTGAACGTACATACAATATTACTTTTCCAAAAGTAGGTGATTACATAAATGTTGAAGCTCGTAAAGCTCAATTAACAGTTCCAAAAAATTCTATTTTTGATCAATCAACTCAATATTTAAATATGATTCGACAAGGAACCATTGCTTCAAATTTAGCATTGGATCTTGTAGATCTCATAAGTTGGTTTGAAATTTGTATTCCTGACTTAATGAAAAATACAGTTGGTGAATTATCAAGTTTAGAAGAGCTTGATATTATGGATATCAAACCGTTATTAGATGTTTATCGTTCTAAATTTTTACCTTGGAAAAATGCTTGGGAAGCTGTATTTCAAGGATTAAATAAAGAAGAGGAAAAGAAAGAAGAAGTTAAGACTGAAACAAAATAATGAATCGTGCAACATACCTTTATTGGTGTATCGGAAAAAGGCTTAAAGCAATTTATAAGCTTTTGGAATCAATCTTTCCCATTGGATTTTTGGTGGAGGCAAAAACATAACATTCCTTTCAATTCTCCTTCACACTGTACATCATCTTTTATAGATCAGGTTTTTGAATATTATGAAGAAGAATCTTACAATAAGATTGCTTTGAAATCTAGTAATAAGAAAAAAGATAAATATGAACCTGGAAAAATGAATTGGTTAAAACCAAAGGTTTATACAGAAGATGAGATTCAAAATATGTTTGAGAACCTTGATTTAGACAAAGTATAATGGGAGATACTACAAGAAAGATATTTTTTGAGATAGATGACAAGAACGTTGCATCAACTTTTGAATCATTAAAAAAACTTGCAAATGATTCAGCACGTGCAATGATTGAATCAGCAAATGCTTATGGTAAATCTGGTAGAGATGTTAATACTTCATTAGAAAAAGAAATTCAGTTACGGGAAAGAAAAGCAAAGATTGAGTACGATGAAAGAAAAATTGATGTTACTCAACAATATGAAAAATCTTATGGTGCTGCAAAGAATGATAAAGGACGTGAAAGAGCTACTTCTGAATATAAAGGAAGAATGGCTGAAGTTTCACGGGATGAAAGAGAGGGAAGAGCTCAATCTAATCTTTTACGTGAAATAATTGAAACATTAAGAGCTACAGCACGGGATGAAATAAGAGAAAATAGAAAAGGTGTTGAAGATCAAGTAAAATTATATAATCAAGGAAAATTAAAAGGACTTACTCCAGAGGATGAAGCTAAAATAAAGATTCAATCTCAAATATTAGGAGGAGAAGTTAAAGGTAAAAAAGATAAAGAATCAATATTTGGTGAGGTTTTTACAGCTACTTTTTTAGCAGATCAATTATCTCGTCAATTAACAAATGTATTAGGAGCTAAAAATTCTCAAGAAGCTGCAACCAGATTAATAGCACCAATGGGAACTGCTGCTGGTTTTTTAGCTGGTTCATTATTTGCTTCTCCAAAAACAGGTGCTGTAATTGGTGGTGCTGTAGGTGAAATGACTCAAGTATTAGTTGAAAGACATCATGAAGCATTTAATAAAGAACAACAAGCACGTCTTTTTTATGAAGGGGTTTCAGGAAAGCAAGGGTTAGGTGCTGCTATTAATTATGGTAAAACAGCAGCAGATGTATATGGTGAAGGTGCTGATTTTACAAGATCAAGAGCTATTTCTGGCAAAAATGATAAGCAAAGCATGTTAGATTTTATTGCTATTCAAAAAGCTTATTCTTTAGATAAAGGACAAATGTTAAGTTTAACTAAAGGAGAAAGATTTGGTGGTGGTGGTGCAATAAATGATACAAATACAGTAATTGCAGTTTTAAAGAATCAGGGATTATGGGATAAAAATTCTCAAACTAAAATTCCCGAATATCTTTCAATGTTAGTTTCCCTTCAGGAAGAACAAATAAAAAAACAAGGAAGTATTGATAATAATCGAAATGCAGTTAATATTTCTGCAATGGTAAAATTAGGAGATAAATTTGCAAGAGATCCTTCTTATGTTACAGGAATGAGTAATGCTATTGCAAATCCTCAAAATGAATATCAACAAGCAAGAAGTCTTTCAGTTTTATCAGGATTAAATCCTGGTGGTGACTTATGGGATTTACAAACAGCACAACAAAAAGGATTATCTACAAAAGGTTATATGTCTGGTATTATGAAACAAATTCAATCCAGATATGGTAATAAAGGTAATTTACGAAAATTAGCTCTTTCTCAAACCCTTGGTAGTGGATATTCCAATGAAGATATAAATAGAATTTTTGAAGTTTATGATAAGGATTCTAAATTATTTGATTCCGGTGAAATGGATAAAGGTACTTTAGATAAATTATTAAAAAAAGGAGTTTCTACAACTAGAAGTTTAGCTTCTCAAAGAACAAGTTCAATATCAAAAAAAGAAGCAAAAACTGAGGAAGCTTTTGCAGAAGGAGCTTTAACGGGTGGTATTACTTTGATAAAGGATACATGGACTGAAGTTGGTACTATTTCAAAAGAAATATTTAATGAATTTAAGGGTTTATTAGGTGAAATAACTGGAGCTGATGAAAGGGTAAAAAAATCCATTGAAATGGATAAAAGAACAACAGAAAGTATAAAAAATGGAAATGCAGTTGATGTTCCAAGACAATATATTGATCAAATGAGAGAACAAAATAAAACATTGAATAAATTAAATAGTAAATTGGATGAGATAGTCAAGGCACATAATGCATCTATACAACAATAATGAGTGTATTATATAAACATATTGATTCTTCATTATTAACAGTAGATGATTTATTAAATAGTCAGAATACATATTCTATTATTAATGTTGGTGCAATTACTAAAATTGAATTATATTTTGAATCTGACAATATAGATAATATTTATAGTACATATTCTCATAATGATCAAG